ATCAAATTTAGCCAAAGCAGGATCATCAACCATTTTTATTAACTGTTCTATCTGCATATCTATAGAAGGTTTAGCAGGAGAACCTACAATACTAGGCTGACCATATCCCCAATATTGTTCTTCTAATTGTTTTTTCTTGGCATCTCTTAATGCTTTAGCAGGAGCAGTATTGTTACCTATAATGTTTATCTTTCTTTCATACGCATCTAATGCAACTGCACCTAATAGTTTGTTTTTAGCTACAGACCATTGTTCAGGAGTTCTGTAAACTCTTTTATTTTGCAACAATGCTTTTTTATATGAATCAAAAGAAAACTCTGCATATGGAGGAGGTGGTTCTAAGTACCAAGCAACTAGAGGATATTGTTCATATAAGTCTTTATTTTTCTTTAAAAAGTCTGCACCTTCTACAGTTGTTGGATATTTTTCTATAGATACAGTTTTTGAAACTGTTAGAGGAAGTGGATCAATTCCAAACTTTTCTATAAACTCTTGTGTTGCTAAAACATCATCAAATTGATTTGCTCTTTTAATTGTTCTATATTCATCAGCTAATGTTTCAAAAAAGAAATAATCTAAGTTTTCATCAGTTAATTCGTATATTGGTTGTACAGAACCTGCTGGTCCCATAAGTTGTGAGAATGCTCTAAATAAATAAATTCTTCTAGCTGCTTTAACAGCTTCTTCCATACCTTCTTTAGCAGATTCCTCTGTTGAATCATTTATAATTCCTGCATACAACATAGCTTTGTATGTATCAATTACAGTATTACCAAATACACCTTGTGAATTTTCTCCTTTGTTAAATAATAAAGTTCCAAATTTATCTAACCAAGCAGGAACAAATCCAAGTCTTTTAGCTATTTCTTTTGGATCTCTTACATTTGTTGGCGAAAAATCACCAAAAACTATTTTTGATACAAAGTTCTCCTCTGGCATATTGTTCACAATAAAAGATGCAGGTAACTGTATAACAGGTCCAAAACCTGGTAACAAGGTAGCTGCTATATTTACAGACTGTGCATACACTGGCATATTTACTCTTACGTTTGTATCTGGTGAAGAATCCTTTAACATCCAGTTTTGAAATATATCTGATCCTGGATAGTTAAACATAACTTTGTTGTTTATAGGATTTTTATAAAAGAAACCTTTACCTGCAGGATCAAGTGTGTCATTTGGTTGTGCTGCACCATCCCAAGTAGTTTGGAATCTTGCAGCAACTTGTGGTTGTCTTTTTAGTATTGATGCCCAAGTTGTTAATACTTCTTGATACGCATTACCAAATGGAAACAACCAACGACTTGCTTCCCAAAACTTTCTTTCTTGTGTAATGTCATACAACAAACCTTTTACTTTTTCAACTGCAAAACCTTTTGCTAAATTCTCAATTAAGTTTGCATCTGATATACCTGCTTCTCCAGCAGATTTTGTCCTTTCTATTTTTGCTATTTCTCTTTTATTAAGACCAGCTTTTTTTGCACCTTCTAGTATTTTCTTTTTAACACTTTCATCTGATATAGATATTAGCTCTCTTGATTTACTCCAATAACTTGATTTGAATACAGGTATTCGTGATGCTGCATTAGTAGGTTGTGTTCCAAACCATTTGAATAATGATTCTACTGTTCTATCTAAAAACTTTCTATCAACAGCAAAAGGTGGAACTTTGTAATCTACTGCTTCAGGTAATACATCTTCAAACTTTTTAATATATGCTTTTATAACCTCTTTATTTGCTATATCAACTTTTTTTTGTAATTTAGTTGCTTCATTACCAGTTATAGAACCATCTATCAAACCTCTATATTCTTTTTGTTTTATTCCTGCTTTTGCACCAACATTCATATCAAATGTTTCATCACCTAATTTAAACTTGCCTGTCTTTACTAATTCATATAAATCTCTAGGTACATTCTTACCACCAAAAGATATTTTCATATCTTTTCTTAAAAGTTCAACAAAATCGTTTAATACTTTGTTGTAATCTCTTGGTGATAATCCACTAGCACCTTCTAATATTCTGTAAGGATTGTTTTTACCTGCTGTTAAAGAAAGCATAGCATCTCTAGTTGCACCTTCTTCTTTAAGTTTTTTTATTAGTTTTTGCACTGCTTGTTTTTTATTAGCAGCAAGTTCTATACTTGCTATTTCTTTTGCAAGTAAAGAATTTGAATAATTTTGTATTACTCTGTATTGTCCTTCATCCCATTTAACTTTGTTAATTTTTCTTTCTATTCTTTGATACTTTATATCACTACCAACAGATTGTTTTCTTAATTGTTTAAATGTTCTTGTATCACCAACAGAAGATTCTGATATACCTTGTCTGAAAGTAGGTGTGTCCATCCATCCATCTTTTGCGTAACTAGCTCTTACTTTTATGTTGTCATCAAATAATCTAGCAAGAACTCCTATGGGATGATCTAATACACCCAAAGCACCATCTGCTATAGCTCGTAATTGTTCTTCTGCTATAACTCTTACAGTCCAAGCAGGTCTTAACAAAACCAAAGGTTTAAATATACCACTTACATAACCATCAAAAAATCTTGTCATACCTTCTCTACCAACAATACGAGTTGCATCATCATACTTATCTTTAAAACCACCAATAAGTTTGTTTGAAAGTTTTATAACATCTGATGGTTTAGATAATATTAAATCTTGTGAAAGCATAGTTTCTATAAGTGGTCGTTGAAATAATGTTGTTGCTATGTCATCAAGTGTTTCTTTGTTTGTACCTGCAACAAACTCATCACCCTTTTTAAATAATTTTTCCCAAGCCTTTTTCATACCTAAAGGCAAAACATCAATATTACTGTATCTTGTAATATCTTCTGATATTCCTGTTTTCTCATCTAACGCAGCTTTTAGAGATAAAAATACTCTATCAACTAATTTATCTGTTGAATTTCCCTCTACAAGTTTTCCTGTTTTTGTTAGTTCTTCTTTATAAATTTGTCTTAGTTGTGAAAAATCATCTTTGACTTGATTAGTAAGAAAGGTTGCTCTTTTGTTTGGTGTAGAAGAAGATAGTTTGTCAAGTCCTTCTATCATATTTTTAACTCTTTTATTAACATCTACAACCTGATCTTTAGGATCAAGTAGTTTTAAAAACCTAGTGTATTCAACGATTAAGTTATCTGGGTTACCTGCATTTAATCTTGTTTTATACAAAGGTCCAAACTGTTCTTGTAAAGCAACTCTTAATGCACTTCTTTTTTGCACTTGTGGCACAGCACCTTCTGTGGCAACAGCAAGTATTTTTTCAGATAAAATATCTTTTACTGCTTTTCTTGCAGCTTCAGGTGATAAACCATCCTCTAAAGAAAAAAGTTGTTTTGTAAAATTAGTAAAGTCTTTACTAAATTGTTTATCCTCAATAACGTATTTGTTTACTAAATTAAAATTAGATTGTTCTAATATGTTTGCAGGTTTATCTTTATTGGCGTATAAAAAGTCTGCTAAGGTATCTCCAAGTTTTCCATCTATAGCTTCTCTAGCAGTAGTTTTACTAAAGTTTTTTCTAACAAAACCATTTAAGAATCCTAGTCCTGCTGCTGCTTCATCTGACAACGCTAACATTTTAGATGATGCTCTTAT